TCCCGCACATCCTGCTTGATCTCGTCCAAGGTTTGCTGCAAATGTCCCGTCGTCATCAGAAGGGGTACTCCGTCACGGTAGCACGGATGTACGAGAGGCCATAGCCCGCGTACATGTCCGTCCACCTTTTGCAGATGGCCTGTTCCGCCAGCGTCGCCAAGGGCTGCCACCCACTGGTGTCGATCGCGCCGTACACGGACCCAGACGGCGTATCGTGCCGGTACGCGCAGATCACGTGATGCCCCAGCTTCCCGCTACCGTCCATCAGCGTCATCAGGTAGGGGGTGACACCCTCAACCTGGCGCAGCGCAGCGTAGGCCCAGGTCGCGTAGTCGTCACAGTCCACGTGCAGCCGATCAAACATCTTCGGGTTGAGCATGGCTGCTTGCAATCGTTCAGGGTGCAGGTAAAAGTCCCCTGCACCCTTAGCAGGATCGCCCGTGTATTTCGCGTTCAAGTAGAGGTATGAACCAGCATCGGCAGGCGACTTAAACGCCGGGACTGGCGCACGCAACTGTGACTGCATGAAGTAATCATTCAGCCGCGACCATACGCTTTTGGCAGCGTTCCAAAAGTTTTCAATCATTCGCTGGATCCCTCGACGCTTCCAGGTCTTCCTGGTACCTTTTGACCTTAGCACCAAAGGTACTGCGAAGCTCCTCTAACCTGCCCGCAGCGGCGCGCAGGGCCGTCTCTTGCCCCGCTTCGCGCAGCTGGTTGACCAGGAGGGCTTGCTGTGCAAGCTCCGCTTTCAAGGCTGCCACGTGCCCTTGCAGTTGCTTGGTCTTGAACTGAAGTTCCCTTGCAGTGTTGCGCGGGTCCAAGCGCACACCGAACGACCCCGCCAGGATGGTGTACGGGTCACGCGTGCGGTCGGCCAGGTTAGGGCGCCCACCAATGAACCAGTCGTACAACCTGAACGCATCGCGTCCCATGTACCGTGGTAAGAAATATTCAGCGATGAACCGCGCGCGGTTGTCGCTGCTGGGCTCGATGAGATCGCGCCCGGTGGAAGGGTTGGTACCCTGTGCGCCAAAAGCCAGCGTAGTAATCGGCGTGCCTGGGCGCAGCATGCCTGGCAGCCCAGCGAACGGGCCTTCATCCGCTATCGGCTGCATGGCTGCACCCCACGGCATGATCCCTGCAATATCCAGGTCCAACCGCTGCCCCGCAGTATCCGTGAAAGGAAGCGGCAAAGATCTTTGCGCGAATGGAATATCGAGCCCGCCTGCTTGCGGGTTGCGCTTGAACACTGGCAAACGCTTTTGAGACGCTTCGCGCTTTTCGTCTGTGTCAAGGCCAGACGCTTGGTACAACGCAGCTTCAACCGCCAGGTACGCAGTGTACAACGCGATGGCAGATGCGGGTCGTTCCAGCATCATCTTGGGCACCGCCATGAGTGACCAGATCCCGATCTTAATGTAGGGCTGCCACGCCAATTCCGTAAGCCCGTAGATCGGTGCAGTCTGGCGCAACGGGTCGTACATTTTGCGGGCCATCCGAATCGCGCGATCGTAGGAATACCCGCGATCCATCAGTGATTTGACCATCCCGTACTTGTACACGTCATCGGAAAACTGTGCGCCGTCCGAGCCGAACTTCACGCCAGTGTCCCACAACGTAGTGAGCGCGCCCAAACCCTTGGACGACGCTGCACGCAACTGCGCGCCCATGTCGTCACGGATCTGACCCGCGCGCACAATGCCATCGTTCTGCAACTTGCGCGCAAGCTCGTCACGGTCAAGCAGGCCTTGCATGGCCTTGATCAAGTTGCCTTGCTGCCCGCCGTACACGATGTAGATGGGTTGGTTAGCCAGGACGTTTAGCAGATAATACTGCGCGCCGCCCATGATGGTTTGCGACTGCTTGGCAAAATTAACTCCGGTGAGCTTTTTCGCCGTGTTAATGTGCTGGGTGTACATCACAAGCTGATCCGCCGTTCGTAGCTGCTCAGCAATATCAGCACGCACGAACTTATCGCCAAGGGCGCCCCACTTAAAGCCGCCGCTACCGCTGTTCGCCCAGTCCTTGGGGAACCACACGTACCCCTGCACCTCTTGGAACTTGTCTAGGTAAACACCCTTGGCAAGCTCGTCTCGCGTCTTCGTCAAACCCGGCACGTCTGCGATGCGCTTGAACAGTACACCAGAGGCTACGTCATGCGCCACCTCTTGCACCATCATGTCGATGGCGTAGGCTGCATCGAGCACTTCGCCCATACGCTCTAGCTCAGCTTCCGAGTAATCGCGCTGCGCGGTAATGACCGCACCCGGTTCCTTGCCGTCAACGTCAGACAAAGCGTACCAGTCCGACAAATAATTGTCGGACTCTTTAGCGGACACTGTGATCGTGGTGTCCCCGTCTCGCAAGACGTAGGTGCCAGCGTTTTCGCTCTCGATCCGCCACGGGCGCATGTATTCGTTGTACTGCTGCACGGTCAGCTGAACTTTTTCACCACGGCGCTTCTTGCCTTTGACCGGCCCGGCAACCGTGGACAAGATGCCAGCCCACGCGCTATGCCCCTCGTCTGCGTATTTTTCGAACATGCGCGGCAAGTAGGTGCGACGCCGCTTATCGTACAAGGCTTTGCTTAGCTGCTTAAGCTCAAGTTGCTTGGTACGTGCGTCGTCTACTGCTCCTCGTAGCTCGTCTAGCAGAGGAACCAAAGCAGGGTTCTTAGGCGCGGTATCACGCGTCATCGCCAGGTACAGATCTTCACGATCCGGCAGGGGTAGTGCATGCGCTGCGTCGGCCACGTCACGCAAACGCGCCACTGCTTCGTTGCCTGCACGACGCGCGATACCCCTAGCGTCCAGCATGTCGCGCGTCACGCCAGCGTTGGTGATGATCCAAGACCCGCCAGGGATAGCACCAGCCAGTGCGCGCACAGCATCCCCGATAGGCGCGGTCAGCGTCTCATCCAGTGCCAGAGTATCGAACACCCTTCCCAACGGACGCCCAAGCGCGTTGGTGAAGTTGGCCACCGGATCGAGCGCACCAGCAGCGACGCGGGTACCCTTGGCCACACCGCGCTTGACCGCCTGAGCAGCGGTACCAGCCACTTCCGCCATGCCTCCCAGGGACATGGCTGCGCCACTTTCATCACTCAGCAAGGCCCCCAGCTTGGGGGCCTCAGCTTTTGGGCGGCGTGTAACCTTCTTGCGTTCCTTCGGCGGCTCAGCCAACTTGTCAAGGAAGCTTTGCACCTCCTTGATCGCCGCCTTGGCGGGATCAGCAGGGGGCGTGGGCGGAGGAGCCTCCGCTACCGGACGCACGTCTTGTTGGATGAAGTCACGCAACACTTGCGCCGCAGGACGCTGCACAGGAACGCCAACGGATTCGAAAAAAGCAGCGAGCGTGGCGTCGTCCACTTGAGCGGGGGTACGCGCGGGCATGTCGGCCTGCGCAGCTTGGCGCGGTGCCACTAGCTCAGACTGGCCGTAACCTGCTTCCTGCCGCGCCACGTTGGACGCTGCGGTGGCTTCGTCCATGAGGCCCAGGATTTTGCGCAGGTTGTCATCGAACTTAGGTTCGATTGGCTGCGGCGGCTTTTGGTTCAACGGCCCCTCGCGTTGCGCGGCGAAGGGGTCCATCGGCTGCAACGGGCCCTCAACAGGACGCGGCAAGGCTTCAGGAGGGGCAGCCATGGCGTGGGCTTGCTCCAAGGGGTACCCCGCTGCGAGCAGCTGATCCGCCGTGCGGTGCCCTGGCACGTAGGGGCCAGCAGCCACAGGCGCACCGCCAGCGGCTTCCACGCGGGTGGGGGCAGCCATGTCCGCGCGCACGTAGGCCTGCAAGCCCTGGTCGAACACGTACAGCGGCTTGAGCGCCGGGTGGTCCGCCATCATCTTGGCGGCCTCGCTCGGGGTGAGGGTGGCAGGGATGCTGTCTGCCAGGGCGGCAGCGACCTGGCCCGGCTGGAAGCCGCCGCGCCCAGCTGCCGTGCCTCCTGCAGGAGGCAGGGCCAGGGGGCTTGGCTCCGCAGGCTTCGACACCTGGCCGATGGGGGCAGGCTGGCTGGACGACAGGGGCCCAGCTGCCGGGGCATCCCCCTGGGTCCGCTGGCGCCACGCTGCCGCAGCCTGGCGAGCCGCAGGGAGGTTGACCGCCAGGCCCATGGCTGCACCCAGCGTCGCCGCTTGCAAGGCCGCCTGCACGTCTCCCGTGCCCTCGTAGGCTGCACCACCTGCGGCTGCCGCGTTCACTCCCACATCGCCCACGGCAAAGCCCGCTGCTTGGGACAGCTGCGCTGCACGCGCAGCAGGGGCAGGAAGGGGGCCAGCAGCGCGGCCTGCCGCGATGGCTGCCTCAGAGGCGGTAGCACCGCCACGACGGGCCACCACGCGCGCTGCCGTCGAGCCCAGGGCTTTACCCGCCGCGCCACCAAGCATGGCCTCAGGCAGCCCCGCCACCAGCGCGGTGGCTCCTGCTGCGCCAGCTTGGCCCAGCGATTGCATCGTCTCCCCCGCAGTCGCTCCTTGGAACGCGCGGCCTGACAACACCTCGCCTGCGGCGCCCACGGTGTCGCCCACCAGGTTGGCCGCGCCTTGCACGGCGCCCCCGATGATGCCCGCGTTCGGGTCAACAGGGGTGCCCATGGGTTCAGCGGCGTTGACGGCCCCCACGGCGTGCAGCCCTGCGCCCACCAAGGTGCCTTGCAACCCCTGGCGCACGCCCTCGCGCACGCCCGAGGCCTGCTGCGTGATGCCCTGCACAGGCCCCGCCGCCATGTCGAGGATGGCCTTGGCGTCTGGTCCTTGCGGGTCGAGCCCCCGCGCGCGGATGTAATCAGACGCCAGGGCGGTGCGCTGGCGTGCCGTGTACGTCGGCCACCCTGCGCTAACCTGCGTCTTTTCGATGAACTCAGCCAACGACATTAAATGCCCCCCAGGAACAGTTGCCGGTCTTCATCACTAACGCCTGCGTTGCGCGCACGGGTTCCGACCGGACCAGTGGCGACGGGCTCACGCGCAACACCGTCTTGCCTAGGCGCCGCACCGCTAGGGGCAGCTGGCGCTTGCTGCTGCGGGGCAGTTCGCCGAAGCTCCGGGTAACGCTGCAACGCACGTTGCTCCGCGACGATACGCGCAGCAGACATGCGACGCATCGCAACTGCCATTGACGCTGCGGACTTGTCCATGGCAGCCTTGAACTGCGCGAGTACCGTATTATCAACGATCTGACCGCTAGCGTACCTGTTATACGCATCGCGGTTTTCTTTGAGTTCGTCTCGTGCGGCGGTCACAGACGCAAGCGCGTCCCTGAAGTCTCCGTCAAGGTTGACGGCCTCTTCAATCAACTTGGCATCGTTGATAGCACCGCGCACGCCCGTACCCTGCGCACCCGCGCCAGCCCCAGCAGTACCAGGGATCAGGCCTGGGCGACTGGTGTCCACCACGCGGATGCCTTCGGGCGTGGTCACGACCTGGTTATGGGGTTGGGGAGCTTCGTACACGGGGCGCCCGCCACGCTGAATCGACACGACCCGACCACGCGGCGCGGGCTGGTACATCGACATGATGCTGTTCACGTATCCCTGCGTCTCGCGGTACGGAGGCACACCCCCGTAGCGTTGAACCGCTCCGGGGCCAGCATTGTAAGCCGCCAGGGCTTTGGACACGTCACCGCCAAAAGCCTTAAGCTGCTGCGCCAGGTAACGCACACCGCCGTCCAAGTTCTGCTCAGGGTCGGCAGGGTTGCGCACCCCCAGGCCTGCCGCAGTGGCAGGCATCAGCTGCATCAACCCTTGCGCACCCACAGGCGAGCGCGCGTTAGGGTTGCCGCCCGATTCTTGCACCACCACGGCGCGGACAAGCGCGGGGTCCACCCCGTACTGCGCGGCCTTCCGTTCGATCAGTGCTTCGATCTGAGCGGGCAACGGGCGACGACGGACACGCGCGGGAGCCGCACTGGGCGTAGTCCCGCCTTGCGTCACAGAGATATTGCCCTCCTCATCTTGCATCACCGTGGTCAGCGGCGTGGGCTCGATGACCTGTTGGCTGGTGATACCGCCAGTTGGGCCTCGCGTCAGCGCGGTCGTGCTGCCATCATCACGGTTGCGATACTCCACCGCGTTCTGCATGCCCAAGCTACGGCCAACCCGATCCAAATCCTTGTCTTCAGCAGGACCGACCCACGGTTGGCCAGCGATCGTACCAAGCAGACGAGCCCGCTCACGCGCAGCTGCATTGGCGCCAGCTGCGTTGCCAGCCAAGACCGACGTTTGCCCGTAGGCTTGCGCCGCATCGGCCATGCGTTGCTGCTGCATCTGGCGCTCCGTGGCCATCTGCATTTTGAGACGTTCTTGATCAAGGGCTTCCTGCTCAATCTCGCGCCGCCGCTTGCCATAGGACGCCAGGATTTCAGCGGTCATCAGAGGCTCCCTTGGGCGTTACGGCGGTAGGGCATCAGGTGGTTATCCTGATAGTTACCTGCTTGCGGGGTGTTCGCCAACGTGGACATGCGCGGCGTCGTTGCAGACGGCAGCGCAGCCGGGCGGTAATTGTCCAGACGCGCTTCATGCGATGCGTTGGTGGCACTGGTCCAGTTGCCCACACCTTGCGACGCGGACTGATACCAGTTGGGCACGCTGTTCACCAGCGAAGTCAACGCGGGACCGCGCATCGTCTCCGCGATGGCTGGACCCACAGAGGCCATGCCGTTGTTCACCTGCTGCTGCGCGGCGCTAGCCTGCCCACCAGCCTGCGACGCGCCGTTGATTGCTTGCGACGCGATGGCACCCAAGCCGCTGCCGGTCTGCTGCTGCACACCGTACTGATTCAACACGGACCCCTGCACTTGGTTGAACGCTTGACCCTGCCCGGCCCCCGCCTGTTGCTCGCGCGTAAGCGCAGCGGTCAACCCTTGAGGGTCGCGCAAAGCTTGCAAGTACGCCTGCACGTTGGCGTCTTTGGCCTTGCCGCCAGCTTCGATCACGCCTCGGATGTTGTCCTGCCTGCGCGCCTCAAAGTCAGCGCCCATCGCAGCTGCTTCAGCATCCAGGCCGAACATTTGCTTAGCACGTTGCGCCGCCAAGGTAGCGTGGGCAGCAGTGCTTTGCGGGCCGGTCACACCGCGTTGCGCCAAGGTGCGGTTCAGGTTGGCCTCTTGCCCTGCCGTCTGGTTGATCGCGGCTTGTTGCGCAGCTTCGCGGTAGATGTTGGCAGGGTTGGTTTGTTGCTCCAAGCTGCGTTGGATCTGCGCGTAGTATTCGGGAACATCCAACGAGCGTTGCTGCGCGATGCTACGCGCACGGGAGATATTCCCGAGAAGATCGGTCGTTTGCGCGTCCGTAACTGAGGCAGCATCACCCACGCGTTGCGAACTGTCGCCAAGCAAAAACTGGGCCTGCTGTTCCAGCCGTTGCAGCTTTGGCAGCGCATCTGCTTGACCTTGTTCCAGCATGGCTTTGGCCTGATCTACCAACGGGCCGAACTTGTTGAGCAGTTCTTGTTGGATCGCAGCAGCTTGGTCAGCGCGTCCCTGCGTCTCCGCGTCCGCCAGCAGTTGAAGCCCAGCAATCAGGCCGCCGCCCACTGCGCCAACGGTGGCACCCACAGGGCCGAGGGCGGCGCCAGCGGACGCGCCCGACAAAGCACCAGCGCCCAGGGCTGCGAGGTTCCGTTGCCAACTCATCTCAATACGTCTCCCAGGTACTTGGCGCTGAAGAAGGTGTACCCGTCGCTGTTGTTGATCGTGGTGACAGGCGCGGTGGCTGTGAGCAACACGGGCCAGTACGCGGTACCGGGCTTGGGTTCGAAGATCACGGACGTGACCAAGCGCCTGCCGTTGGACGCCACCGCCTCTCCGTAGCGTCCCAGATTTTGCGCGAATCCACTACCCTCCCGCTCCAAAAGCTGAAGGTCCATCACCTCGTTCGCGGCCAGTGCTGTTTGCAGGCGCACACCGATGGACACCAGGTACGGTTGGTTCGGGTACAGCGGGTTCCACCGCATGGCCCCCAGGTCGATCTCGTTGTGCGTGTCCTTGATGAGCTTATTAAATGGGATCCAGGTGTTATTCACAGACACGTCGGGATCGGCAGACACGCGGAAGAAGGGCTTAGAGGAGGGACGCTGCTGGTAGTCGTGCAATTCCAGCAACGCTTCGAAGATCTCCGGGTGCGTGCCTTGCAACGCGCGAAACTTCTGCGGAAGCGGGGCTTGTACCAGCTGCGTTTTACGGCCTCCCATTGAGCACGCTCCCAGTGATTTTGATCCTGCGAACCACGGTGGTAGGCGAGCCCGTCAAGGCCAAGATCACGTAGTCTCCCACAGCGTCGCCCGCAAACCGTCGCTGCGTCAGGTCCGTGGCCCACGAACCGACAGCCACGGGAGCAGAACGCCCGTAGCGGTAGACATAGTACGCGATACCGGGAGCCGTGCCGTCGTAGTCCACGTATATCCGTTGAAAGGATTTCGGGTGACGTTCATCCACACCAATGCGTTGCGTCACCCACGTGTAAGACGAAGCCGGAGTGACCACGTAGCTACCACCGTAGGCGTCTCCGCGCTGCAACCACGGGTACACCACGTTGGTACCGCCGTGCTTCATGTAAGCCACGGTACGCCCGTTAAACACCCCGCTCGCTAGCGTAACATTGGACGCCACCGTGGAGCCAGTAACAGGCATGTTCAAGGTGATGCGCGTGATCATGAGTGCAGGGAACATACGCATGTCAATGCGTATCCCCGTGCTGTTCGCGCTGGTAGATGGGCCGTAAGCTGTGTACACACCATCTGAAAAAACAGCGTGCATCTTGGGCCACGCTGCGAAGTCGTCACGCGTAAAGGCGTTGACAGTCAAGTTGGTGCAGTCAGTGCCATCGAACAAGTACACGCCGTCGTCGCCAACGTACACAAGACCCCACGGGGTCCAGCATGCGGACTCGACACTATCGTAGCGCACGGGCCGCCCAGAAGACACAAGCTCAAGAATCGAATCGCTTGGGGTCGTACCAGTCAACGTGTACAGATTGCTAAGCGTGCTGATCACGCTGGTGGTGCCGTTGGTGCGGATCATTTCCACGAAACCGCCAGGGGACCGCACGTATGCTTTCTGAGCGTACCATGGCATGCCAGCTTCGGACATGTAGATACGGTCGTTCAGGGACGTGATCAGCATCCCTTCCACACCTTCGATGGGACGGCTGCTCCCATGCATAGCCTGCCCCATACGCTGGATGAGACGCGGCACTTGTCCCTCATCCAAGTTATAGATCGGGTTGTCGCTGTACACAGTATCGGCCCACGTCAATGGGTTGTTCAGATCGGCTGCGACGGAGCCGATCGAGGTGGCGCCTGCGCCAGCGTTGACGGTGGCCACCAAGAAGAAGCGCGTAAGCACAGCAGGATCAGTCACGGCCATGCCGGTAGTCATGGTACCTAGAGAGGCGCCGACCACCGTAGCGTACACGCGGTAGAAGCCGCTGCTAAAACCGCTGTGCGAAAACGCGCCAGGGGGCGTGAAGGTAGCAGGGGCACCGCCCTGCGCCGTAGCAGCCACGAAGATAGGGCTCGGGTTGGATTCCACTTCGATCCCGTACGTGGCTTTGGTGGACACGTAGGTGTACACGAAAGCGCGCGACGATCCGCCGGTGCCGTTGGCGAAGGTGCCCGCAGGAGGGTTGTCGAACCCAATCTGGGTCTGTGGGTCCGTACCGTTGGGCCATTCCAACACCGAATCGGTGCCGTCTTGCACCAAGGCTGTGATGCGTCCGTTTTGCGTGGTGCCCACAGGGCAGCCTGCGCACAGCTTGTCGGCGGTGTTACCCGAGGCGAAACCGCTGCGAGACGGCACCCACACCAAGCCGCGCCCAGCAGCCACCCCGCCGAACTCTGTGGCCGAGCCAAGCGAAGACGCGTTGGTTGCAGGCAGTGCAACCACACGGAGCGAACCATCCGTTATGTCTACGTTCTCGCAGTCCGACGCGGTGTTAGGGTCGGCAGGATCCGCTGCTTCGCTGCCCGTACCGTATGATGCACCTATGACCCTGCCGCGAGCAGTACGCCCAGCGACAAAAGGCCCAAGCACGATCTCGTACGGTTCAGGCATTAAAAGAAACTCGTCTTGGTAAGTTTGGGGTCACGTGCGAAACCTCGCGCGGTCATGCGGGATGCTTCAGCGATCACAGCTTCGAAGCGCGATTCGTAGTATGCACGCTTGTTTGGGTCGGAGTATTCAAAGTCCTTCATGTAGCACCGCGCAACGGCGCCCCACACCAAGCACTCGTGGTACATCTCATGGATCTGTGGCACGTCGGTGTCGCCAACCAAAGCTGGCGGCAGCGCGGTGCCGACAACACGCACGTCTTGCAGTCCCACAGTGGACGTGATGACGGGCTGCGACGCGCCACCCGTGACGGTAAAGGTGTTCAGCTGCACCCGGTAGTCCGCGCTCTCCGTGACCGTGATGCTGGTCCCAGAAGCCGCAGCAGTAGCCACACCAAGCACAGCGCCGATCAAGGCAGCCAAGGCGGACCACGTGGCCGCAGACGACCCGGAGAAGGCCAGCGGACCCACAGCCGTGGTAGTGGCCACCCCAGACAAATCCGTGACCGTGATCGAACCGCTGATTGAATTGCCCGTGACCAGGGACGCGCCAAGGCTCAGGGACAAGCCGCCAGGGTTTGGCACCAGGAGGGTGCGCGGATTCCCCGCGGCGTCCATGTCGTAGGGATGCACGTAATAGTTGGGGGAGCCGGAGACGTTCTGCCAGTCTTCCCCAAACGTGTCGATGACCTCCAACAGCGTGGCGCGGTCCAACCGGATACCGCCAGTGGACAACAGCGACACGTCATTGACGAGCAAAGAACTCGCGCACGTGTAAACGGCTGGACCAGCCACCGCACGCATGCGCGAATTGAGCGGCAGCATGCGGGTACGACGCGTGAACTCGCGGTACGCGTCGTTGATCGCCTGGATGACCTCGGCGCTGTTCCACTTGTCGTACAGCGTGTCTTGCAAGATCACGCTCACTCTGGTGCGAATATCGCTAAGCTGCATCTACAAACTCTCATCCAAAAACAAGCCAAAGGTGCTGGCTTCAATCTGGGGGATGATCGGCATCAACTCGGCTCGAAGATCGTGTAAGCCACAACCCCGCTGTCTGCGGGGTTGCTGCTCGTCAGCGTGAAGCTCACGCCAGGGGTGCGCGCGGAAACATTCACGGCGCCAGTCACGCCACCGTCTTGGCCCGTGGCGTGGATCCGGCTGTTGGCTGTGACGCTGGTGTTCGCCACTGTGACGGTTCCAGCGGTGAGGGTTGCCGCACCTTGCTTGGCGTTAGAGCCTTCCGCGATGCAGAGCCCTTGGCCGACCCGGCGCAGCGCAAACGATCCGTTAGATTCCAGAGTCGCATCTAGGCGGCTCGAGTTATAGAATCCGATTGGAATAGAATTAGATACAGATGCGCCTAAAACGCTACCCTTGAGTTGAAGCTGGACCAGGCCAGGCGTGTCAGCAGCCCCGTATCCATCGATCCACGCGCTAAAGCCTGACGTTGGCCGCAGCAAAACCCGAGGCAAAAAGGCACCATCTCCCGTGGTGCCGTTTAGGAAGTTGATCCCCGCGCTCCCAGTATCCGAAACACCCCAGGTCGCTAGTGTCTCAGCCACGCCAGCCTGGGCCCCCACTGTGTAGGTCATGGCTCCGCTGGCCGCCATCTGCATCCGCAGGTTGGCGCCGTTGTACCAAGCGAAAGCAGGCCGGGTGGTAAGGGCTGCAATCGAGCTGTTGACGGCCTGGAAGACGCCAGCCGGAAGTGATCCGGTGTCCACGTTGGCTTGCGCCACCCAGGCATGGGCGAAGTCGGTGGCAAGGTTTGAAACACCGCGCTCGCACATCACAAAGCTGCCGTTGGTCGCGGTGTAGTTTGCGAGGGAGCCGTACCCAGCCGCATCATCGCTAACCGTGAAGCGCATATGCTCCTCGGCGGTGCCAGTCGCAGGTCGAGCAATACTGGTTCGCCCCGAAAAAGTCTTGTCACCACCCACGGTCTGGTTGTTGAGCAAATCAACGAACTTTGGTGACGGCGTACCAGGTGATGGGACGGGGCCGTAAGGGTACGGCAAGTAAGCATCGCTGAAAATCGTCATTGACGCATCCCCACGTGGATCGACACACGCACAGCAGTCGTTCCGCTCACAGCTACGGCGTATATAACGCCACGGGTATGAGACAGCACGAGCGGCGTACCGGCAGGAACGCGCAGCGACCCGTTAGCAGCCGTTAGATCCGGACCACCGACCCAGATATCTTGCGTATCCGGGAACACAGTAACGCCGGTCATGTTCATCGTCTCAGCCTCAGCTGCCGTCAGCAGGGGGGTAAGACCCGTGACGGAGATCGGTGCCTTGTGGATGGTGCCGTCGATGGACATTACTTGGCCTTGCCTTTCTTGGGCGCGTCTTCCGCAGCCTCGTCAGCGTCCGCCGGGGTGCCGTCAGCGAACAACGCAAGCAGCTGGTCCAGCTTCTCTTCAAGCACCGACACGCGGGCAGTCAGCGTCACGTTGTCATTGACCGGCGCGCGACCATCGGCAAACGCGAACAACGGCCCGTGGGGCCCCATCGAACGCGAGATCATGTACCGGGCTTCGACCTCGGTCACGTATGCGTAAGGCTTACCGCCGAACGCTTCGGCCTCTTCGCCAAGGGTGAAATGCACCTGCTTGCGCACGGGGCCTGCGGGGTGAAACGTCTTGCTGTCTTTCGGACCCAGGTACACGACCGGGTACACGTAGCTCGATTGCGGAGTGCTCATGTTCTTGTGTCCTCTAAGGGGAAGCCCCCGCACCAGCATAGCGCGCCGGTACGGGGGCTGAAAGGGGGCCGTCTATCGCTGGTTCGACGCCAGGACAGACATGGTGATGGAAGCACTGGGAGACGTGCCCCCAACCACCGCCAAGGCACGGAGGAACGGAGGCAACGGACCCGGCAGGTACCGCTCCTGCGACCACGTGGTAGTGGTCGAGGTGATCTGGGTCCACGCGGTCACGGTCCCTGCCGCGTTGAGCACGGTCAGCTGGACCCAGTTCGCCCGGTCCCAGCTGCCCTGCACCACCACGTCGAAAGTGGGCGAGGTGCCCGTAACGGCAGAAGCCGTCAAGCCGATGATGGCGCGACCGGCAAGGGCGCCCTTGACCCCGCTTTGAGGCGAGGCGTAAGGCAAGGAGGTGTCCACCGCCGTGCCGGTCGTGGTGGCCGTGATGGTCTGCGTAGGCAGCAACACCAGGAGCTTGGCAAGGGTGTCAGGCATAGCCATGGTTAGGCCTCCACGCTGTCAAGCGACAGGTCCACAAGCTCCACCCAGCCCACCAGCTTACCAGCAGTACCGCTGGTGCCGGGGGCCCAAGTCAAGGTCACGTTGTCAGCCGCCGCGTACACCTTGCCGTTGGCGTAGGCCTCACCGCTCACGCCGATGCGCTTGACGGCAGGCACGCTGGCGGTGGCAGCAGTGGCAAGCGCCACGTCAGCATTGGCCAGGTAGCCAGCAGAGGCGTTGCTATCCCCGAGCGTACACGAGGGGGAGGTAGCGTTGAACGCGGTGCGCACGCACGTCGCAGCATCCACGACGGCCTGGTTGGGCCGCACTGGGCAGACGACGTAAGTCCCAGCGGGATCGTTGAAGTCCAGCTGGAACGACACGATCACGCTATTGCGCCCCGTAGGGCGCACTTCTTGGTTGCCAATGATCTTCACGTGTCCGCCTCCTAGCGCACGTAGTGGTCAATGGCGAGCGCGTTGCGGCGCACACCGTTGAACAGGGTAGGGGTCATCCCCATCATCGAGCCGATGGAGATAGCGGTACGGCGCTTGGCGTCGTCGGCGTCGTTCTCGAAGAACTCCCACGGCGACACCTTGGCGAATTGCAGCGCGGACTTGCCGAGCAGCAAAGCGCGCGACAGGTTGCCAGCGGCACCGGCAGCCACGTTCGGATTGACGGGCGACGGCATCTTGGGGTAGATCACCGGGATGATCATGCCGAACTTGCCGAAGCCGCGCTTGACCAACGGGCTTTCACCCTTGCCGAAGCCCGCTTGCGCCTCGCGGTAGTCAGGGTCGAGCCGCAAGTCTTCAGCAGACTTGCCACTCATCAGCAGCACGTAGCAGTCTTCGCCACCGATGCGCAAAGGCTCGATGGGAATGTCAAGCTCTTCGGTGGCGCGCGTCTCGATGCGGCTCAACAGCTGCGCGCTCATCCGGTCGGACGAATCAATGTCCGCCAGCGAGGTGGCATCGCCAGCGTACATCGTGGTGGCCGCAGTGAAGGGCTGTACGGTGTTCAAGAACAGCGAGCTTTCAGCTTGCCGCCCGTTCACCGGGGCATCGTAGCACTTCATGGTGGGGCCAGTGACGGTATCCCACTGCGTCAGGCCAGCGAGCGCCAGGATGATGGACTCTTCCACCTTGCGGGTGCCCCAACGCGCCAGGCCGTAACGGGCCTCACGGTTGAAGTCCAGCGCGATCCGTTGCTGCGACAGCGGCCCTTCGGACACCAGGCGGTTGGCCACGTTCTCAAAGAACAGGTCCATGCCCGAGGTGGGCAGCACGTTGGACAAATCGCGGAGCAACCCGTCGTTGTGCAAGCCGCGACCAGTGACCAACCCGACGTTGGGGATCGTCACGCGATCACCCTTCTGGGATTGGAACTGGGTGTGAACGTCGATGATGCCCACGCCCTTGTTGTAGTCAGGGCTGCGGAACGCGCGATCGGCACCGGGGGCGGCCATCATGTACGGCGCGAAGAACATTTCCTTCTCGGCGTCGCGCACGGCATCCGCCGACCACGTTTTGATGGTCAGCTGATCGGTGGGGGTGTACTTCCAAGTCATGTGGTACTCGCCTCCTGTGCGAGCAACCTCTAGTACATCGCCTCAAGCTTGGCTTTGTACTTCTTAAGTTCCGCGTCCGACATGTTGTCAAAGTCGGGATCGCCTTCCGGCGTCGCGGTACCCGAGGTAAGATGCGCGAGGGGTGGGGTGTCGGCGGTGGTGTCGGACTGGCGCTTGCCCAAAGCCTCGGCCAGCTTCGCGGCCACAGCTTCTTCGATGCGCTTGTCGATCTCACCAGGCAGTGGAACGACCTTAGCCTTGGCGTACAACCACCCCGCAGGGTCGTCCGTATCCAACGCCTGTTCGCGCAGCTTCAAGAACGCGTCTTCACCGATCTGGTCAATGAAGTGCCCGATCCGTTCCAATGCATCGGGGTGCGTCTTTTGCAGGTACGAGAGGGACAGCTTTTCGCGCTGCTGGCGGAAATCTTCGGCGGCTGCTTTGCGGGCAGCCTCAGCTGCCAACGCCTCGCGTTGCTGAACGGTCGCCGCGACCTCTTCAGTGTACTTGCCGTCGATCTCCGTCTCGATCTGCCGTTGCTGCGCCACGCGATCCAACTCCGCTTGCTTCGCCCGCTCGGCCTCTTGGTAGCGCGCAAGCTCGGCTTGCAGCTGTTTGCTGCGCTCGCGCTCTTGCCTCAAGGCTTCAGCAGGGTTGCCAGGACCATCAGGGTTCCACTCGCGCTTCCGCTCATCAGGACCAACGGCATCGCTCGGAGGCGGTGCGGCAGGCGTATCAGGCACAACGGGCGCGGGTGGTGTCTCTTGCGGGGTGTCCTGCGGCGCACCCTCAACAGCATCCAACGGCTCGCCAGCGGCGATCCGTGCAAGCATGCTGTCCAAAGATGCGTCGTCGTTGAAGTCGATCTCGTCCACGGTGCTTTCCTTTCCTACGGCTGCCGTCCCTCACGGCTGGAGCTTGAACCGTACACGCCTGTCCCATCCGGCGCACGAGGATTAAGCCTCTTGGCGTCTCAGCGATTGCGTCAACGCTTCCGGCGCAGGCTGGCTCACGGCCTGCCCCGGCTGGCCTTGTTGAGCCGCAGCTGCCTGCACCTCTCCAAGAACCTGATCGTAAGCTTCCAACACTTGATCCTTTTTTGGAAGATCCGACATTTCCAGCGCCAAACGCTTAAGCATCGTGCGCAAGCGCGGATCCGGCTCATTGACCGCCAGCTGTTCCAGCATACCCATGGCCTGCGCCTTAAGGCTCGGCGTCCACGGTTGAACATCCAAAGCAATCGAAAACCGCTGCGAAGTAATGTCGTACAGCGTTTGCTCGTTGCCGTTCGGATCCGTGTACCGTTCATTGAGCGTCAACGTCTCAGTGCGCCCCACGTCGTCCGTGACGTTGACGAGCCACGGCTCGCGGTGGTACTGAGCCATAAGGCTAACCAGCTGCTCTCCCAGCATTTGCAGCGTCAAGCGCCAATTCACATCAGCGGGTCGCTGCGTGATCTGACCCTGCTCGATCTGGATCTCCTTGGCCTTGCCCGAGCGTTGAGCCGAATCGTAGCCCATCATGTCGTTGTTGACGCCAGTCACCAGGCGCATGGTGCTCTTGCTGTCTTGCAGCAGCGTGTATTGCTGCGCCGATGCTTGCAGGTTGTCACGGATCTGGATCTCTTCCGGCTCGGCTTCAAACACAGCACCAGGGGTGGCGGCGTAGTCGCGGAACTCGTCCAAGGTCATGTTCATGCGGCTAAGCAAGTTCGGCGAAACGACGTAGTTGCGCACGATCAATTCGTACAGCAACTTAGACCGCCGCTTGTTGATCTCATCCTGCACATCCTTCATGGTTTCGACCATGGAGACAGGCTGGCCGTACTCGTCCATGTCGTAGAAGTACGGCACGAAAGGCAACTGGTCGTGCTTGTACGGAGACGGACGCATGAACAACACCGCGTTCTCGGTGAAGGTGGTCACGAAAACCTTGGGGACGTTGCACTCTTCGTATCGAACGACCTTCTTATCCATGAGCCTGAGCATGTCCGCAGGGTCCGCAGGATCCACCTCAAACGTGGTGCCGTCCGATCGGGTAGCCAACCAAACTTTGACAGGGCGCCGCTCCCAAAGCTCGTGCAACACCACGCGGGGCTGCTCTTCATCGTTGGCGTAGTCACGTGTCTGCATGGAGTACGGCCACGCGTACACGGGTGGCGTGTACAGGGTGTAGCCGCGATACTCGATCGAACCGTCAAGCGACGGCATTTCACGCATCGGCCCCAAGTTAGGGTCGCCAAGACCAACGGATTGACGCAAGTCTTGTTCGTGCTCCGGCATCAGGTGAACGGCATCAGACAACAACACGGACTTGCTGTACAAGACGTAACGAGCGTCGGACAGGTCCGGCATGCGCGAATCCGGGTCGATGCGGATGTGGTTGGGGTCCACATACACAAACTGCACGGGTTCCGTGCGCGGATCGTAGTCACGCACACGCAGGCCCGTATGCAGCACACCCATGCCGTAAGTGAGCCCGGAGAACAGGGTTTTGCCGAAGTGCATCTTGGCACGGTTCTGATCCAAGATATGCTTCAAGCCCGCCGTGATGCGCCTGGAAAGCTCACTGTCGTGCGAGCCAACCGAGCGCGCCACCAGGTCGTAAGGCTGCGAGGTCATCATGCCCAGCATCAGCCGCACGTTGGGCTGCACAAAGTTCTCAACGGTTGGCGCCTGTCCACGGGAGTGAATCTGGGCCTTCTCGCCTTGCTCCCACTGATCCCCGAAGTAATAGCGCACGCCCTTGCGCGCACGTTCGCGCCAGGCCAGGTCTTTGCGACGGCACGCGCGCAAGAACATGCACGCGCGTTTCAACACGCTATCGTGCGCATCACCCAGGTCTTTCTTGCGGATAACACCAGACGCCATCACATCACCTTCCAGTTGGTGTTAGCCCCTATCTTAGGCTTGGGGAACGCTCGTTCAAGCTCAGACTTTTGCGGTGCTGCCTTGACTTCGTGGTACAGCGTGAGCAGCAACGCATCAGCCAGATCCGGGCTGGCCAACCCGCGATCGCGCATGTCGTCTTTGCTCTCCACCTTGATACGCTGCCGCTTCGTGTACGAGAACTTGGGTCCGCTAAGCTCGCCCACAAGCCTGTCTATCAGGTCGATGGAAATCTCCCGCGAGATCACAGGCTTGGTGCCGTCGCTGTACCCCCCGATCTTCGGGTCAAACAGCTTCCGTGCGCGCCACCAGAGGGCATCGCGCATCAGTTCGCACTCATCATCAGGCGAAGCCTCACCCACGTGTACGCTGACAACGGCCACCCCTAGCTTGCGCATCTTCTCGCTTCGGCGCAGGCGTTCCACCACGCCTTTGCCCACGCCGATGCCGTCCACAAAGATCCGCCTGGGGCGCAGCCCCTTCTTGACAAGGCTCTCGGTGTGAACCAGCACCTTACCCACCGTAGCGTCTTCGTCGTGACCGTGCCAGGTCCAGGCGTCAAGGATCAGGGGGCCAAGGCGGGCCACCAGGGCGGAGTCATCCGACCCGAAGCGGGCCACGTCGAGGCCAAGCACCAGGTCGTGGGCGGGGGTGAAGTCGGGGGGCAGGTGGCGCACGCGCGCTTCTTCGAGCCATTCGAAGGGCACCACCTGGTCGTCCTCGGACTTGGGGAACTGGCCGAGCACACGGACGCGATACACGTTAGAATCGACGCCGTATTTGCGTGCCATGGCATCGACGTACTCTTGGCTGATACGAGGGGACAACCACGTGCCAGGCGGCGGTACAAAAGTCAACGGATCGACAGCGTTGCGAGCAAGGACACGGTGCGCCGACCAGCGATCGCGGTCTGAATGATGCGAATCGTAGAAATACCCTGTGGTCCGGGTAGGGTTTCCAATCAGGAGCATCATCGCGTTCGGGCCTGTCATGGCACCTTCCAGGACTTCGAAGATCTCCGCAGGGATGCCCGACGCCTCATCGCACACCACCAAGATGGTGTCGGCGTGGAATCCTTGCAGGGCTTCGCTGTTTTCTTTGCGCGCAGTACGTGCAGCTGCAAACCAAGTATCGGGTCGGGTCTTACGCTCCAAGCGGTCTTTTTTCAGTTCAAACAACGCCTTGTAATAAGGCGGCATCTTCGTCATCCACTTAGCCAACTCGGCCCACAAGAGGTCGTACAGCTGGTGCCCAGTGGGAGCGGTGCAGGGTACCTTAGGATCGGGAAAACACGTCATCACCCACAGCACGGCCCAAGACGCAACGGCGTCTTTACCGGGGCCGTGGCACGCGGCCACGGTGACGCGCTTGCGCTGCACCAGGGCAAGCAGCACCGCATCTTGCCACGGGTCCGGTCGGACACCGAGGCACTCACGCACGAACAGATCAGGGCGCTTCTGCCACCGGAGGAGGAGGGCCATACGTCGCTGCTGCCGCGTCGTTGGCTGCCGCAAGTTCTTCGATCCGTGCCAAGTCATCGTCGTGGTCCCCGTCCTCCGTCTGCTTCTTCTTCGTGTCCAAATGCCCGCCAGCGCGCAAGACCAGTTCGGACGCCTTCAGCGCGTCGTAGTCCTTACCGTGCATGATGATCAAGCGCAGACGCCGCAGCGCGGGGCTCACCATGTCTTGCAGGATCTCGCGGCTGCGGTCTTCGACCTCTTGACGGAAGACCTTATCGCGGCAAAGCTTGCTCAAGCGGTGTTCCGACATGCCGCAGATTTTGGCAATCTGCTTCTTCGGCGCGTCGTTCAGCGCGATAAGCCACGCCGCTTGTTTTTCGCGAAGCGAGAGGATACGCTCGCGCCCTTTTGGTACAATGGGTACGGGCACGTCCAGAGACGCAAGCTCGTTGTCCAAGTCACTCATAAGGAGGCACCTATGCTCATCGCGTTCGAAGGCCCAGACGGTGCGGGTAAAAGCACCCTGATCAAGCAGCTGTACGCCACTTTGGCTCAAGAGCGCGAATTGTTCAAGCCGCAGTACAGGTGGGCACACGAGGTCGGCCACAGCATGGCCATGGTGCGCGAGCCCTACGATTCACACCTTGGCACCTACCTGAAAGTCGTGACCACGGAGCGCGACCTTAGCCCGCTGGCCTACACCCTGGCGTTTACCGCAGCACGCCGCGAGCTTTACGACGATCTTGCCGCCGATGAAGTGGTCGCAGACGTGAACGGCCCCGACAGCCTGGTGCTGTCCGACAGGTCGTACCTTTCGACCATCGTGTACCAGGGCATGGTGGCACAGCAACTCAGCGCCAAGGAGGCGGTGGACGCCTACCTGCCCTTGCACCAGCTGGCGAAGCTGCCGCACCCAGACGCCTTCCTCGTGCTGTTCTCGCAGGCCCCTTTGGGCACGATGGACACGGCGCACGGGATGAACCTCATGCAAGGGAAGCGGCACGCCTACATCCAGGCCTACCGCGAAGCCTCCAAGGAACTGGCCGCCAGGGGGCTTGTGCAGCACGTGGCGTACCTCTGCACGGACTTTCCGGGGGTGAGTGCCTGCGGCTGGGCGTTGGATCAGATCGGACGCGTGTTTGAAGCAAAACACCCGCCCCGGTGAGGGGCGGGCGTCTTGGCCCTTGAAGGAGGCTGATCCGCAAAGGAGCAGGATCAGCTTACCCTGGGGCCTTCGGGGTGTCAAGCGTCACGAGGCGCCAGGAAGAGTGCAGATCCCCGATGGGTCGCACGCTTTTTTTGTGCGTCGTCAAGTCGGTGTACGCGAAACGCACCACGCCATGGGCGTTGATCAGAAGCTCTTCGAAGCGAATGGTGGGTGTACCAGGCACGCGCGCGATGAGGATGGTCCCTCTTTCCACCACGCGCACAACCTCTTTTTGCTCGCTCACAGCAGGGCACCGGAGAGGGGGAAAGGGGTAGTGGCGGCGGGATCCATGGAAGCGAGCCACGCCGTCAACGCTTCACGCTCAGAACGGCTCAGCGTAACGGCGTGCAGCCGGTACTCTTCAAAGGCTTCCCACGTCACAGGGAAGTGATCCTTCACCATCTTGGCCATGACCTCCGCGTACTCCCGGATCTCCTTTTGCGCGTGTGGATGCAGACGCAGTTCAAGGAAATGCAGCAGGTTGTGCAGGTCTTGCTTGTACACAAAGCGGGTGTACATGCCCTGGGGCAACAGCGCGCGGGCTTGTTCCTTGCACAAGCCTTCCTTAATCGCGCGATTATACGCTTTCGCGCTGGCCGTGACGCTGCGCACGAACAAGTCTGCGACGTGTGCAGGTGGCGGAGTATCCGCGCTGCCCTGTTTGTTGGGTCCGTTGCCTTGCTCACGCAAATGCAAGCCGTAGGAGTCATCCCCGAACACATCCAAAGCGGTGTCATCCGGTCCCGTGTAACGGCGGCTCTGCTCGTTGACGCTGGCCGTGCGATGCCGCAACCATTGACGAGCCACGAACAGCGGAGCGTACACGTCGAACACCAGTTCGCACTGCTCGAAAGGGGACGTGTGCTTGTTTTTCATCAGGTAACGGATCAAGCGGCGATCCTGCTCTTCCCCTTTGGAAGCCGCCTGATCGAAAGAGACGCGCGCAGCTTCCACCACGCGGAGGTCCGACCCCATGAAATCCACCAGGGTGACGTGCCCGTGTTGCCCCACGGGGGTGCGCACGCCGTACAGTTTGTAAGCCATCTAGGTGCCTCCGTTCAAAAGCGCGTCTGGGTCCATCCCAGACTGCAACAA